TGACTTGTAAACGCTCCATCACCCATGCAAAACCCCCGATTAATATCACAGAGGTAGTGACGGTCGCCGTGATGCGTACTATCAGCTTATCCAGAGAGCCCTGGATCCTCTGGCTACGCTCGGTCAGAGAGTCTTCCATTTTGTTGAGGTCAGCATTGATCTCCATACGGATGGTGTTAACCATTTGGTTCGTACGGTGTGCCGTAATACTGAGATCCTCCAGATCTGCCTGCATACTTCTCATAGTGGATTCTACTCCCGCTAGGCGGTCGGGTAGGCGCTGCGAATCCAGTTGGTTCAACCGGAAATGAATCGTATGCAGCGCGCGCTCCGCTTCACCAAGCCGCGTCGGAATGCTCGTTTCCTCCATGCGAAAGTCTCCCACTCTAAAGTCCCCCATAGGATATCCCCCCGTTCTGTGGGCCACCTCGGCGCATAGATTCGGAAGTCGTGTATCCATCCATGTGGTATTCAAATGCTCGTTGGGCGTTCCCCGCACTTTCTCGGCTAAACGTTTCCGCGTCATCTTTCGACAGAGCACGGAACTTCATCCAGTCGAGCATAGCGTTGCGGTATTGGATCGGGATCTCGAAAGATGCCTGTTCGTTGAGAGGAGCAAGCGGTGTGCGATATACCGCGACTCGTACTTCGCCTGCGTTCTGGGGAATAGGGTACAGACGTGCGCCATTGGTAACAGCGCCAGTCATGAAGGTGTTCGGTCTACCCTCTTGGGTATTCACCCTACACCCACGTGCGATCATGTCATCGAGTGATCTGATCTCTAGCTTGAACTCACCACCGTTCTCCAGCCACCAAGCAGCGCGGATACGGTAGATAGACGGATGCATCACTACATCCGCCTCATCAGCCGCCACGTCATACAACGTAGCGGCTGAGGTGAGATCTTGGATACACATCGTACGCTGTGCAATGACCAACTCTGCCTGGGTCATGTACTCATACAGCTCCGGGTTGCTCCAGAAGTACGGGGCAACCGTGTCATGCATTTCCCGACGAAAAGCCAGGATGAGTTCCGCAGGCGTGGTGTACATGGTTTATTGCCCGTTGCGCATGGTCTGGAACTTCTTCCATACACGGTCCCGCTCGACGTTGGTTACTTTCTCCAGGCCGGAGAGAGTCTCCAGAGAGCGAGTCTGCGGGAAGCCTGCACGGTTGAAGTCGACAGGGTTGTCACGGTCGATGATTGCGTGCATAGCCGCTACCAGAGCCACTTCACGCTCGCTGCTTTCTTCATCGCGACCCTGTTCCACGGTCTTGATCTTGATCTTCTCCCCACTCGTGATCTCATCGTATGGCACACAGCCGGCAGCTTGCACTGCCTGGATCACACGCTTGAAGTTCGGGACGGGGGTTGGATGTTGAGCCTTGAAGCGGATGGCATAGCCGTCTTGAGTCGAGACAACCATATCGCGGAGACTTACGAACAGAATAGTTTGTGGGACGCTCATGCGTTTCTCCTAGTCATATCAGAGCAGGTAAAAAGAGGGGGGCCGAAACCCCCCGAAGGTCTGCTCACACAGGTTACTGCACTTCGTTACCGCGTCCAACCACGACGTAGTGGACAAGGACTTGAAGTGCGCTTGCAGCATCGTCGGTGTTAGCCGCACTGGTCAGGGTGATAGTGCCGCCGTTCGGCAGGAAAGTACCTACCCCCGTCTCGAATGCGGTGTAAGCCGCAGTCTTGAGATCTGCGCCATCGACGAATGCGTCAGCATCGCCACCGGTCAAACCTACGTCGAGAACAGCTACGCCAGCGGCGTCGGATGGGGTCGTTACCAGAACGCCACCACCAACGATGATAGCGCCGGGCGGCAGTTCAATCGTGATGGCGGACAAGCCAGCGGTCAGGATGTCGTCGAAGGCGACTCCCTGAACTGCCGACAGCTGCCATTGACGATGGTTGTCGATACGAGTAGTCATTTTTATCGCCTCCCTTACTGAGCGACGTAGACGTTGATAACGCCGAAGTCTTCGGTGGAGTTGCCTTCGTAGATGTTCGGGAACTGAGGTTTCAGCATACCGAAGATCTTACCTACTGCAATGCCGAGGCGGTTGCCGTAGTCGAAGGTTTTTTCGTCCCAGATCGGGTTGCCGATGTCTGCTACAGCCAGCGCCTGAGCGCCGCAGAACAACATCGCGCAGCCTTCAACGTCGCTGCCAGAGCCCCACTTGGAACCGGTCGGCAGGCCGGAAGTGTTGTAGACGTGGCGGAACTCGTGGATCACGAGGCCGTCGACGGTTACGACACCACCTGCGAACAGGGGGTTCTTCTCACTGCGCATGAAGCCGCTGCGGAGGTTGGCGATGTAATCCGGGTCGAGCTTCAACTTCGCCATGGCCTGCGGAGACAGGAACACATGATACAGCTCGTCGCCACCGTCACCACGCATACCCCGGATGTAGCGGGACTTGGCGTAGGCTTTCAGCTCCACCAGCAGAGCGTAGCTCGGCGTGTCGGTAGCTTCCAGATCGGTAGTGGCAGCATCAACTTCCAGCGCCTTAGTGGTGCCGTTCCAGCGCAGACGGCGGTTGTCGGACGGAGCAACTACGTCAGCGGCAAACGCGAGGTTTGGCAGGTCGGACACAGGGCGCAGTACGCCGTTGTTTTGGCGAGCGTAGGTAACGCCGGCCAGGGTGAGGAAAGCGAGTTGGTCGATGCGGTCGCCCATCCAGTAGGCCAGCATGTCGCGGCTAGTCTTACGGAAGTTGACGATGGAGCGTTGGTCAGCCATACGGCCTTCCTGAACGTTCGCGTCACGCAGTTGATCCATCTGGATCACTTTGTCATGCGAAGTCAGCGCTTCTTCGTTGCCTTCCAGCTGGCGGTCGCCTGCAACACCGTCACCCTGCATGTCAGACAGCAAGGTAATGACAGCGCGTGCGCCCTTTTCGTCGCGGCGAAGCTCGGTGATTTGTTGGATCATCGAGTTCGGGCCAGTGCCCATGAACTTGCTCATGAAACTGGTATTGCGTGCTCGTCTCCAGAAGTCCAGCGACCAAACGGTCTTCTGCTCTTCTGTGAGGGCGGCAAAGTTAGTCATATTGGTCATGACAGTGCCTCTCCATAAGTAATCGGATAGAAATTCGTTTGGGGGATCTTACTGGTATGAGTTACGCACTCATTGGCGAGGTGGGCACTGCGCAGCCCGGCGCGAGGGGGACGATAAGTCCATGCACGAAATATAGACGTAAAAAAGCCAGGGCGCAATACCCTGGCTTTTTATCCTGCCTTATCTTGCGTTAAACGTCGTCACCGCGAAGTTTTGCAAGTTCATCGTCCGAAAGTTTCTCGACATCCTTGATGCTTCGGATCTTGTTCACTACATCACCGCTGTTTGCTTTACCTACATTCGACAGGCTGGCTGGCTGGCGGTTCATAGCGTCAGTGGTCTTGGTACGTCCTTGTTTCTGGCGCTTGTCGCGTACTTCCTCGCTCTTGTCGATGTCGCCGAGAACTGCCGGCTTGTTTTCCGTGGTGGCTTCACCAAGTACATACCGCACGGCTTTCTGCATAGCGGCTGCTTTACTTGAGCTGGTAGCGATCAGCCCGGTGAATACGGCATTGATCTCATTCACAACTTCTTGGTCGAAATCGTCGCTGGATTTATCCAGCTCCGGGTGATCTTCGACAATTGTATTAATTACCGCTTGTAGATCACGTGTCTCGAAGCGCTCCGATACAGTCGCTTCTGCCTCTGCGGAAGCTTCGATCTGGGCAATCTTACGGTCGATCTGGCGTATCTGACGCATCAGGGTGGTTGCTTTCTCTGGATCTTCACCTAGCGCCTTGTGGTATTCCTTCTCCAGCACACCGGATTGCGTCTCCAGATCAGCCAGGGAGGCCGCCATAGCCTCGCTGCCGGTTTGTTTAGCCAGTTGCCGCTCTAGGGCCGCTGTACGCTCTAAAAGCTGCTGTACGCGCTTGTCAGCGCGGTTTGGCTTGGTCTTCTTGCCTTTATCGTCGGCTTTTGCCGGTTCCTTGGCTTTATCTTTCTCGTCTTCTACCTTGTCGACGGCTTCGTCAGTGGTGGTGTCGTCGTCTCCAGCGTCGTCGTCTCCGTCGTCTCCGTCGTCGTCTCCGTC